AGTTGTGCGTGGTGCGTAGGTGTCTTCTAAAGTTGTTATACGAGCATCAGTGAGACCTTCTAGCAATTCTTGTAATTGCCAGTAACTCGTGTTGGTCGGTAAGTTGCCTTGAGAAGCCAAAATACAGCGATAAACATTAGAACTATGGACAACTTCATCACCTACGGCGTAGCTTGTGGCATTGAGGTAGTTGTCGGCAACTGTTACGCCGAACCGTGCGGCAACTACGTCAAAACGCTTTGTCGTGGCGCTGTCATTCGTAACTACGGTGGTACCTAGGGTCGCAATGTCACCTGCGTTTGTACTGGCTTGCCCTGCCGCTCCCGCGGCTACACTTTCAGCTGTGCCTACTCGTCCGCTTAGGTTGCTAAAATCCGTTGCCAACGCTGTACCTGAAGATGCATAACTGTTTTGGCTAGTGATGATACGGGCATCCGTGAGGCCCTGGAGTAATTGCTGCAAAACCCAATAGGTAGAGTTCGTTGGTAAGGTGCCTGTTGCCGCCAAAATACAGCGATAAACATTTTGGTTGTACACAACCTCATCACCTATAACGTAGTTGTAAGCGTTGTCATAGTTGTCGGCAATTGTGACACCAAAGCGAGCAGCCATAGTGTCGTTACGGTTAGTCTGTGCTGTTTTGTTTGTGGCGACAGCAGTTTCCACGGACACGATGTCCGCAGCATTGACACCTGTGCTCGCCTCTGTTGCGCCCACTCGTGCTGTCAACGCTATTAGGCTAGAAGCTTGTGCATACCCAGCGGATGCACGGGCATTAGTTTCAACAAGCACTGCCGCAGACACTTTGGCATCGACTGTGTCAACAGTCTGCCAATACAGGGTGTTAGGCGGCTGCTGATTTGTGTGGGTATCCTTGCACCGGTAGATTAAGGCGTTAAAAACAACGTCATCACCCGTAGCGACAGTTTGATTATTGATTACAGCTGTCGAGCCTGCGTACTCCGTAGCCGAATCCCAGGTGTTGTCACTTGCCGCGCCGTAAAGCGCCCTTTGTGCCGACACGACTTTAGTCATGGCTCCGTCAGCATCTGTTCGCGCAATAATCTCATTACTAATATTAGTTGAGTTAACACCGGCAGCTGTGGATGTGGTGGTGCCTAGATTTGTGATAAGCAAGGCTAACGCGCTATCCTCGTCAGAGCGGGTAAGTGCTTCGGAAGTTATTGCAGCAGTATTGGTTGCCAATCCGGTGTCAACTGTTGTGCCTAGGGTCACAATAGTTTGCGCCAGCGCAAAATCTTCGGAAATTCTTAGCGTGTTCTGGTTGAGTATAAAGGCGTTGTTTTGCCCAACAGTGGCTGTAAGGTCAACGACAGTTTGCTTGACCTCAGTAACACCGTCCTGGGTTATCTTGGTTTCCTGGCCATTCAGTGCCAGGGTATTCTCAATGCGCTGAAGCTCGTCAGCAACAAAAGACTTGATGATTTCAGGACTGTCGCCCAGAGTTGGCACAGGCTTGCGCTTGTACCCTAGAGGTAGCTGTTGGGTCATGGGGCTTACCTCCTGCCAGTTGTGGTTATCTCGGCATCAAACCCTGAGAAATCAAAGTTCTTGGTGTCCAGGACATCCATGCGGTAGGCCAGGTACCGACCTGCGGCACGGGAGTCAATCTTGTGCTGATACGCTGCGTCAAAAGTTACCTGGGACTCATAGGTGGGCACTGAGTTCTGCAAATTCGAGGCGCCCACTTTGAATTGGAACTGCATGTTCGAGGATTCTGTGTAGACCTGGGGGTAGATTCTGGAGATTACTTTGTACGCTGAGATTTGCATCATCTCGTCGAGGTCTATGCCTGTGCGCTCCACGAAGGGTGCCTTGTTGGCTTCCGAGTCGTAGGGAGCAGACAGCATGCTCGAGCTACCTGTGGGGTCCAGGCCATAGAGCTTGTGTGAGCTGATGCCATCGGGGGTGTCACTCTGCCCTACAAATAATGTGTGGGAGTCGTAACCCGCTTCCTGGCTAAAGTAGGTGCCACCATTAGTCTCGTAGCTATTAGTTACGGTTGCATATGTCGAGGCAGTAGGTATTGATGCTGCAGTAGCTGAGGACACGTTGGGGAGGTCCATAAAAGACCAAGTGCCATTCTTATAGTTGAACACTGCAGCGCGGTTACATTCTGTACCACTGGTGTACTCGGCCATATCATCGCCAGACACATAACAAAAATATATTTCTTCCAGGAGAGGGTTAGCCTGGACAAAACACTTGTCGGTCTTGGCGGTGTTGAGGCTCGAGAAGATGTACTGCTTAACTTTTTCATCGGCAATACTCTGCTTGCTGTGAGTGTCGTGTGTATAGATGTCGTCAGTGCCAAAGACAAAGTGCCTGCCTTCAATTTCAACAGCACAGTTCTGGTTGATTACACCTGCATCCGTGAATAGCTTTCTGAAGTTGAAGATGAATGCTCCACCTGTAAACTCCATCAGGTACACCTGGTCTCTAGAGTAGATAATGAAGTTAGTACCCAGGGACGCACCGTCCAGGATAGGGGTCTTCATTTCGACCAGGTCATTAAAACCTGCGCTCTTGGTGGCATCAGATGCATCCCAAGAATTAGGCACAGAGTTTGCCAAGGCTGGGTTAGACCAACGCACCCGAGTACTGTATCCAGTGCCACTCTCAGTAGTGTTTAGAGCCAACAGGAAGTCACCATAGGCTCTCACAGACGCTGCCCTCCAGGTGCTATCCCAGTTGGGTAGCTCAGCAAACTGAGTGCCGCCCTGGGCCATATACACAGGTACCTTGTCAGCTCTGTTAAGGTACGTGATGTCAGCCAGAGTGGTCGCTGTGTAGCGTAGGGCACTGGCCGAGGTTGTCGCTAGGCTGCCCTGGCGCGACACCAGGCTACCGTTTACATACTCACGTAGCTCGTAAGTATCCGAGGCTAAGATAACCGAGGAAAAACTTGAGGCTGAGGCTGCAGTAATACCATGCACAAAAACTGGGGCTATGGCTAGGCTGTCCTGGATGTTTCTGAACACAGGGGCTCTAGACACAGTGCCTTCATCAAAGCGTACATTCTTAGCCCTGGTGAAAGCTTCAGGGGGCAGTGTCGATGGTGGGATATCGGTAACTACACCTGCATTACCTAGACCTCTTATAGGTAGATTCTGCGGCATAGACTAGCTCCTGTTACTGTTAAACAACACGCTTCCACATGTGTACAACCAGGTAAGGCTGTAAGTTATTGTGGGCACCACCACCCCCAGTGGACTGGGTGGCAATGGTGGCTGTAGGGTCACCTGGGTTGGTGCCTGCAGGGTGCGTGGTCTGCCCTAGGTTATCAAGTTCCTGGTACAGCACATCGTGGCTGTGGGCGGGCATCTCACTGACATTCAATATGTGTGTCTTAGAGCCACCTGAGGCCTCTACGGTGTCGAAGTCAGTGTCTAGACTATCAATACCGACCAGGACCTTACCCACGCCTATGGGTAACCAGGTACCTCCAAACAAAGTGTCGGGGGTGGTACTTACGACTGAGGTATACACAGCCCCCACGGGGTATGCCGCCAGGGCAGTGATTCCCAGTAAAGTAGTAATAGCAGCGGCAGTGATGCCCGTAGCCAGTGTGGGGGTGGAGCCGTCAGTGACAATCGCTGGCTCAGTGACTGCTAATAGGGTCTTGAGAGATGCTGCGGTAATGCCTGCAGTCAGGGTAGGCGCTGAGCCATCCGATATGATTGCTGAGGTTGCAGCAGCTGCATCAAGTTCAACCTGGGTCTTGGTCACAGGTCCCGTGATGTTAGGGAAGGTGGCCTGGAGCGTAGACTTGATGAGACGTAGGTGCTCGTCTGCCTGGGACAGCGCATCGGTAGCTTCGGGGTTAGTAACCAATAGCTGATTGATATACGTGGCTGATTCGAGGGGCATGGGTGGTAGACCTTTAGTTTTCTCAGGGGGACCCTGCTATTAAGAGGCTGACAACAACAACAACAAGCGCGGGGTTAAGCGGTGTTTTTGAAGTCATCGTCAGACATTGGGTGCGGGGGGTTGATTTTCTGGGCTGGAGTCCCTGGATTCCTGAGCTCATAGGCTGCAGGCCGCGTGGTTACTGGGTTTCTTACGTCAATCGATGTGTTATCTATTGACCTTTGCCTGCCGCCCTACTCCGACATCCATTTGACATTTGGTTATCTGAGATTTTTATTGGTGCGACGGCTGATTTCTTGTGTACAAATCGGGACCTAAGTAAACCTAAGTAAACCCTGGTCAACACACGTATCGATACACATGTTCACACGTATCTATACACATGTTCACAGTTGAACAATAGACAACAGCAGTTGAGCCTTAGCTATTAACACGACATGCCAGGCCTTGTGTTGGCCTTATCCTGAGTTGTCTTGGTGTTTATATTCTAATTGTAATAATTACCCAAGACCTCACCAGTCATCCCATGAACACTGAGGGGGGAGACACATGATGACTAATGAGGCCTTGAGATAAACTGTAGGTCGTGTGTGCGTTAGTCGACGTTAGTATCAGCCGACGCCGCAGACAGAGACATCTCTCTTAAAGGTGGACATAATTATTTAGTAGGTATCTTAGGGTATTCTGGAGGTAGACCCACCTCTTTTGGGTAGGTGTAGGACTAGACTATTGCGTGTAGAGAGGAGTAAACTGCGAGCGTGTCGTCTACCAGGGACGAGACCAGGATAGCTTGCTCTATCCAACTGCGGTCAACACCCTGGTAGGCGGCCGCTTTTATGCAGCAAGGAGTCTATTCAAACATGCATAGACATAGACAACAATAGTACTTTCGGACTAGTTAGTACTATTAAGTGCTACTCGTCGCTCCCAAACACCCTCCGAACGCATATCTGACATAAGCACACGGCATTAGCCTGATTATTTAGTGGTATATATAATAGGCCCTCACATCACCAGAGAGGACCTTGATACACCCATGAACTATATGATTGCCTTTACCCTTGTCACACTAATTGCTATTGCTCTTGATAACTTAACAATAACTTCTTCAGATAAAAGTCAGCCTTCTGTACACATTGCTCGCCTGAGCCGTGCTTTAGACTTTCTCGCCAGACATACTTAATAACCTGGCCCTTCAAGAACCCTCTCCAGGCCTCTGTGTCACCACCTAAGGCAGCCTGGATACCATCGATACACTCGACACTGCCCTGTGTGTAATGCTCAGGGTGGTTAACCAGGTCTTCGCCAGGACCATTGTAGATACCATCGCTCTCTTCTATAGCTGCCTGGGCATACCTGTCGATGGCAGGGTGTTCCTGCCGCAGCTTATTCCAGTCAGCTGGTGTTGCCATATTGATACTCATATCCTGATTCTCCTGCCGCAATCACGACACGGCATCATCCAGTTGGTTTTCTTTGGTACACACTTGCAAAAGCTCGTGCGGTTAAGGTCTTCTTCATCGCCAACCTGCAGAATGTCATAGCCTGCTTTAGGCCCATCAAATTCTTTAGGGGTCAGCTGCTTACGGTCTCGTGTTGTTAATATCATTGTGAAAATAATCTCCTTCATCGAGGCACATGATGATTGGTGTCTCAGGACCAAAGTAGGCACCAGCCACGTTAAACCAGAAGTAGTCACTGGCCTCGTGGTGCTCCATTCCCTGCTCCTGCTCCAGAATCTCAATAATCTTGTCCATGTCGTAAACTAGTACAGGGTGGCCCAGGTTGCAGGTGTGCCCTACTACGGCATCGTTGAAACCATCCAGGCGCATTAGCTCTGAGTCATTCATTCGTCACACTCCTGGCACCCAGACATCTGCAGCCACTCCTGAGCACTGATGCCCGTTTTTATGAACTCACGGTCATCGGCACTGAGGTGCGGGAAGGCGTCCTGTAGCAGCGCACCCTCCTCCCAGGCCACCATCTGTTCTTGGGTGACATCGAGGTCTCTGGTGTACAGGGTGCCGCTGATGATGCTTTTCCTGGTGATAATCATCGGCCTGGCTCCCATAGGTTGATAGTCTCGGTTTCCGCATTCCAATCGCACCACCGCAGTATCCTGGCACAGCGACTCTGGACAATTGCATCGTCCCTGGTAAGCCCTGCTTTGGTGTATGCCTGGGCCACTAGCTCCCAGGTAGGATGTGGTCCGAGTATCTTCTCGGCAGTCTTAGGACCGATGCCTTTAAGGCCTGTATAGCCATCAGTGCTGTCGCCCGTCAAGCATTGCGTTAGGAAGTATGTGTCTGCCTCCTGGGTTTTAATGTGCATCAGCTCATCGGACATAGGTCTGTAGAGTTTCCCTGGTATGGTCTTCATGTCCTTATCGTCAGACACAATGGCCGTGGGTTTGACCTTAGCTGACTGCAGGATGCCCATGATGTCATCAGCCTCCAGGGTGTCCTGGATATGGCATGGGAACTCTTTGAGTGCCCACTCGACCAGGGCCTTGTAGCCGACAGGTTTCCGTGTCTTCTTACGGTTGCCTTTATAGTCGGGCAATACTGTCTTTCTAAAGTTGTCACCCACTGTGAAGCACACCAGGTACTCATCGGTGTCCAGGCGCTCACAGAAGCTCGCTATACGGCTTTTGAATATGTCCTTAGCCTTACCTATGTCGCAGTACAGCGACCAGATATCGTCGCCCCAGTCCACCTCTTCCTCCACAGCAACACATGCCTGGTACAGGTACAGGTCGCCATCGATGAGCAAGGTGGTCTTGTCGTCACTGAGTGTTTGTAATATGTTCATCAATGGCCTCCTTAAAGCCTTGACCGTCTTCAGTGATTAGCCACTGGTTGCCGAATATTTCGTAGTCTATTTCTGTGGTCAGCAGTCCCTTACTAGAGCAGACCGCGATGAACCAGGCACTCTTCCTGGCAAAGTTTGATTTGACTGTGAACGGTTCCCGAGCAGCCTTGTCCAGCACAATCCAGAACCCAATTAAAGTGTCCAGGTCTGTGTTAGTGTCGCTAGATTCAGTGGGTGTCGCTCCAAGTTCGTCCCAGGTTAAACTCAGCTTCGACTGAGAGGTTGAATTGGAATGCTTCTCCTGCTTCTTTCGCCATTCTTCGAGTGATATTACCGACATCGTTTGCTATCTCCTTGGTCTTGCAGGCAATCTGCACCTCGTCATGAACCCAGCCGACGATATATGCTTCTAGCCCTTGCTTGATTATCTCCTTGTCAATCAATGCGAGCCACTGCTTACACAGGACTGCACCGGACGATTGGAGCAATTGAGAAAGGCATCTGTGCTCTGACCTCACGAACAGCTTTCTGCCGTCCAGACCTTTGAGGTATCCACGCTTAAATGCTTGTTGTAGTTCTTTCTTGAGCCTTACGAATGCAGGCACGTTGTAATCGAATGCAGCTTTGAGTCTTTTACCATCCTTGGAATTACCGCCGACAATTTCCCCGATGAGCTTGTCACCAGCGCCAAATAGCAAACTATAAATAAATCTTTTTGCCTCATCCCGAGTAGCGAGTCCTGCAGCCTTCTGGTTATAGGTGTGTATGTCTGACTCGAGAATCTGCTTGGCGTACTCACCGTCATCCTCCAGGTAATGTGCCAGGCATCGTAGTTCTAGACCTGATAGGTCAGCACCACATAGCGTCCAGCCTTTAGGCACTGTCCATAGGTCCCTACACTGCTTACCGAAGGCTGACCTAGTCGACGGTACATTGGCGGCGTTAGGTGAGCGATGTGCAGCCCTGCCCGAGACAGTGCCACCACTGATAATGGTGTGGCGTATCTTGCCGTCGTTATCTACCTTCTTCATCCATGCCTGGCTACCTTCAGCCAACTGAGCAATCCTTTTCTGGACCAGGAAAAACTTGGCTAACTTCTGAGCTTCTGGGTATGGCAACTGCGACAGGACCTGCTCGTCGACCTTGGCCTCACCGCTTGGTGTGAACTGCTTTGGCTTCCACCCGTACTTATCGACCAGGCAACGGTGTATATGCTTCCGACTGTTCGGGTTGAACTCGACCACCGATACTTTGGTGAATGGTTCACCTTTGACGTAACCACGAGCCTTGTTGTTTACCTTAGGGATAAATACCTGGTGTACCTCCCAGGGCTCGAAGAGCTCCTGCAGGTCTTTCTCTAACTGAATCCTTAGCTTGGCCAGCTCAGCATAAAGGTCATTGGCGCCATCCCTATCGAATGTCCAGCCGTTGTTACCTATCCTGAAGCATATCTCTGCGAGCTCGTGCTCGAGGTCCAGGGACCTTTCTGAGAAGTCGGCAGCCTTAACCATTAGGTAGCTGTAGAGAGATGAGGTGACATTAACGTCCTGGATACAGTAGTCCAGCATCTCCTGGTTACACTCTTCCCAGCCGCCATCGTAGTCGCCTTTCATGGTTCCCATTCTTAAGCCCCAGGCTCTAAGTGAATGGCTGCCCCAAAGTCTTTTTGGGAAACCTTCAGGCAGGCTTACCGAGTTCGCATCGTCATTGATTAAGTCAGCTGCAACTAGGCGACTGATGACCAGGGTATCGGTAATTTTCCCTGTAGGTTTAAACCACGGGTAAACTTTCTGAAGCGCAGGGATATCAAAGGCAATAATGTTGTGGCCAATAATTTCATCGGCACCCTGAATCATTCTTATGGTTTCTTCGATGTCTTGGGCAGTGTGTACCAGGTTAACTACGCCGCTACGTTCATCCAAGTCGTAGTGCCCTATGCAGTGAATTTTTGTAAGCTCAGGCAAGAGTCCGTCGGATTCTAAATCGAACACGACCTTCATAGGTCTAACTCTTTTTGGATAGCTCGGTCACCTTCCCTCAGAAACCAACGCCCAATTTTAACGGAGCGCCCATGCCTATTATTGACTGGAACATCAACCCGCTCGATGTTGTAGCCATCGTTGATTAGGTTAAAAATTACTGCTGATATCCGAGTGATGCCCATGTGGCTGAAGGCATACTGTGAGGTGATTCCAGCACCTGTGGTTAGGTAACTGAGTACTGCTTTTTTCTGGCTCATGGCCTTGTCTCCTTAAGTCACGACTTTTAAAATCGCAGGTTATCCCCGCAGCCGCTGTCGCTTAGGCGGCTTGTGTTTCTGTCATATTTGAGTGTTCCGGCCCAACCTACTTGACCAGTGAATCTATTCTTGAGAACGACCAAAGTTCTGGTGTCATCCGTGGGGTCGTCTGGATTTACCTGGAGACCGATACATTGGTCTGCTAACTGAGCAATTGAGTGACTGCCACGTAGCTGTGACAATTTAATAGACTCGCCTCCCTCATGCCCTGCACCCCCAGGCCGTGTTAGGTGGCTGACCAGGAACAACGTAATCCCAAGCTCCTGGACCATCTGCCTTAGGGTTGTCATGACGCTATCGATGAGCCGCCTTTCGTCAGTAACTTGGCCAGTGAGACCTGAGACCAAGATACTTATATGGTCTAAGAATATGTGGGT